GGTGCCGGAGACGAGGTCGTCGAACAGGCCCGTGAGCGCATCGACGCCGGCGCTTGCCGCCGTGGCCGCGAGTTGCTGGTCGAGGAGCTCCAGGCTCTTGCGGAGTTGGATGATGGCCGCGTCGATGCCGGTCGCGCTGTCGATCGCCAGGCGCTGCAGGGCGATGCTGGCCTCCTCGGCGCCCTGCTTGATGCGCGGGTCGTTCGTCGTCTCGGCGAGCTCGCGCATCTTCTGATTGAGGATCGTGAGCTGCTCGATCGCGCGCTGCCTTGCAGATTGCACCTCAGTGGCCGCAACATCGCGCGGGAGCGCCCCGGCATCGGTCTGGTTCTGCAAAGACTGCTGGCGGAGCTGGAGGTCCTGGAGGACGCGGTCGTACTCCTCTTTCAGCTCGTTGAAGCGCGCCCGGGCGACCTCGGTGTTGATGAGGTTGTTGACGAGCTCGACGCCGGCCTCGTTGCCGTCCGCGGCCAGCCTGGCGAGCAGATCCTTGAACTGCGCCTCGAGGTTGCGCTTTGCGGCCTCTCCGCCATGGCCGTTGAGCTCGAGGAGGCGGATCTCGACCTGCTCGAGTTTGGCCGCGGTTTCCTTGCGGATGCGCTCGCGGTCGCGCTCGCCCTGCGCCACGATATCGGTCTTCCGGCGCTCGAGGATCGCGATCTCGGCTTCGGCCTTGACGCGCTCCTTTCCGCTTTCGGCCGCCTTCCGGCGCTCGGCGGCGATCTCCTTCTCGATCGCGGCGAGCTGGATCTCGACCCGGCGATTGATGTAGCCATCGGTCGCGATCTTCGCGTCGTCGTAAAGCTGCTCGATCTCCTTGAGCGCGCGCTCGGTCGCGTCCTTGATGAGCTTTAGCTCGGCTTCGGCGTAGTCTGCGGCGGTCGGTTCGCCCTTGCCCGGCGTCTTCTTGCCCTTGCCGACCTTGACTTCGCCCTTTGTTTCGCGGGCGGCCTTGAGCTTCGCGGTCGCATCGGCGGCGGCCTTCTTCGCGTCAGAAAGCTCCTTGTCGCGCTCGCCGAGGATGTCGTCGATCTGATCCCCTACCGCCTGCTTTGCGGCGGCCACAGCGGCATTGCGGCGCGCCACGGCGGCGTCGATCGTGTCGTCCGTGAAAATGGCCGCGAACGCCTCCTTGATGAGCTTCGCGTCGGCGATGAACGAGTCGACCATGCCGGCCATGATGGTCGCCATGATCTTGACCGAGGCCCGGAGGTTGACCGGGAGCTCCTTGAAGGCGCGCACCAGCGTCTCGACCGCATCCTCGCCGCCCCCGACCCAATCCCGCGTCGCGCTCTTGATGATGGCGACCGCCGAATTGAAGTCGTCGACCATCTGCGAGAAGGACGACCCCCACACGTTCGCGAGCTCGATAACCGATCCGGTGAACTCGTCTGAGGCAATGAAGTCGGCGAACTCGGAGATAACCTTCGCGAGACCGCCGGTCGCGCCGGCCGTCTGGTCGAAGATGCCGACGAGGCGGGCGAAGGAGTTGGAGAGTTGCTGCGTCGCCCGTGAGAAGGTCAGAGGGAGCGTGCCGAACTGCTCGTCGACCGCGTTCTTTTGTGCGAGCAGCGCCTTGACCACGGCCTCGCCCGTGATCTTGCCTTCTTCGCCGTACTTCCTGAGCTCGCCGCGAGTAATGCCCATGCCCTTCGCGATGGCGTCGGCGAGTGCCGGCGTCTGCTCGAGGACCGAGTTCAGTTCTTCGCCGCGCAGCGTTCCGGACGCGAGGCCCTGACCGAGCTGAACCAGGGCTGCGCGCGCCGATTCCCGGCTCGCCCCGGAAAGCGCTACCGCCTGGTTGATCGTCTCGGTGATCTGGAGCAGCGTTTCCTGGCTGGTCTCGGTATCCTTGAGCGACAGTGAAATCTGCGCGAACAGGCTGGCGGTGTCGTTGAAGGCCTGGCCGGTCTTCTGCGAAATCTGGAAAATCCGCTCCTGGGCGACGACGTAGTCGTCGGATGCCTTGGTCGCCAGCTTGAGCCGCGCCGTGAGGTTCGCCCAGTCGTCGGCCATGCGGATGACTTGCGAACCGGCGTAAAGCGCCGCCAGGGCGCCGGCCAGCGCGCGCACCTGGGTGACCGCGCCGGCAATGCCCTGCGTCATGCGACCCAGGCCACCGTCGCCGGATGGGCCGATGCGGCCGGCCTTGCCGGCTTCGCGGCCGAACTTGCGGACATCTGCCAGGGCGGCATCGAGTCCTTTCCTGAACTCGGCGAGTTCCGCCCCGATCCGGATCAGCACGTCCTGGTTCGCCACGCTACTTTCCTTCGAGTTTCTTCATGTACTTGGCCCAGGCCTTTCCTTCGGCCTGCGCCATCCTGGCCATGAGCGCGTCACCGATGCGCTGGCTTCGGTTGCGGCGCTCGCCGGCGGCCAGGAATTCGCCGACCTGGTACAGCGTGTAGCCCCTGACTGCCTCCAGGCCGTGACCCTCGCGGATCAGGGCGTGGATGGCATCCGCCCAGCCCCAGACCTCGCCAGCTGCAGCGCCTTGCTGATGGCCGGGGCGAGGCGGCGGGAAAAAAAATCGCCGTTCACCCCGACCACGATCATGGCGATGCCGATCAACTCGTCGGCGGAGGCTGCCTCGATCTCCGCCTTCGGCACCCCGGTCGCGACGGCCACCGCCTCGATCAGGCTCTCGCCGTGGTCGGCGACGAGCGCGAGGATCGTCCCGGCGTCTGCCGCCGACAGCGAACCGAGCAGGTCGACGCCGGCCAGCGGCTTGAGCGCGCGGGCGAACCTGGGGATCTGGCCAACCGTGAGCGGCGCCACCACGTAGGACTTGCCGCGGAAGACGACCTCCTCGGAGATCGGCTCGATGGCGGAATACTCGTCTTTCTTCTGCACGTTCTCTCCCGTGAGTCATGACGGAGGAGCCTGGCCGGCTCCTCCCGGCGCATCAGGTCTCGATCGCGACCTTGAAATACTGGGAGATGCCTGCGCCGCTCTTGGTGGTGTCCTTGAGCAGCTTGCCCGTGACCTCGAGCGCCGCGTAGTCGTCGCCGATCAGGCTCATGTTTTGAGCCGCGCCGATCTTCACGCGGTAGGCATAGACGGTCGAGCTCTTGCCGGAGCGCGCTTCGTTCAGGCCGTCGAAGAAGACCTCGTACTCCTGGCCGGAGTTGGTCAGCGCCTCGACGGCATTGGCGGCCGCCTTGGTGTAGCTGATCTTGATGACCTGTGCGTCGGCGATCGCGCCGCCCTGGAGGATGACGATGCCGCCCGGGCGAACCTCGTAGTCTGTGTTCTCGACATAGGTCGGCGTGCCGGAGGTGTGCTTGACAACCGGCGCGGCGGCGGTCGGGATGAAGTTGAGCGGGATGAACCCGCCCTTGTAGGCGGTGTGCGACTCATCCGTGACGGCGCCGGAAGTGATCGCCGAGGCAGTGCCGTAGAGCACGCGCGCCAGATTCTCCGGCGAGAGGTCGTGCATGGTCATCGACATTTCGACGGACGAAATGCGCTTGACCTCGTTGTAGGTGCCGCCGCCAGGCTGTGTGTAGTCCTTGAGCTCCTTCGTGTCTTCCGTGACGTTGAAGGACAGCGCGGAGACGTTACCGACCTCGATCAGGCCGGCCGCGGAGCCCACCTGCTTGAGATAGACCTTGCCGGAACCGATGTAGCTGTAATCCATTTGAAACTCCTTCGTGATTGGCTGGCCGGGCGCGATGCCGCGCGGCATTGAAAACTTTCAGGCATCGTCATCTTCCGCGCCGGCCATCGCCCGCGCCTGTGGGCGGATTTCAGCCGGCGGCGAGCGATTCGGCGAAGGTCACCGAGAAGGTCACGGCAGCCGACACCTGGTCGAGCCCGTCTTCGCGCGGGGCGATGGTGCGGCCGCCGTATTCGAAGGCGATCGCCCGGTTGCCGAAGGTCAGGTCGCCAGACCACAAGGCACGCTTGATGTCGGCGACAATGTCGCGCCCGACAACGTTTGGGTTGTCCGGGTCGCAGCTGGCAACACCTTCGACGGCAAAGCGCGCGACGACCTTGGCGTTGGCCCGCTGCTGGCCGGCCGGCTCGTCGTCTTCCTCGACAATCACCGCACAGGGCAGGCTGCCCTCGTCGAGCCGGCGGCGACCATCGAACACGCGCAGACCGATGTCGGTCCGGTAACCGTTGGCGACGCTGATGCCCTGGATGCGCGCCTTGATGGCGACGGCCAGCTCGTCATAGAAATTCATCGTCAGGCGCCCTTCTTCTTCAGTTGAACGGCGGCCAGGCGCTGGATCTCGCGCGCCAGCTCCGCCTTGACATCGGGAACGATCTGCGCCGCCACGCCGCGGAACACCTGGTCGACAGATGGGCCGTAAAGGTGCTTCATTGCCTTACGTCCGGAACCGGTACGCACGAACACCCCCATGCCGTTGCCTCCGGCTGCCTGGCCGGCTCGCAGGGGCATGAAAAAGGCCCCATCCATGCGCTTGCGCGAACCGCCGGCCTTGACCGAGACCGAGACACCTGCCTGCTTTCTCCCGGGACCAATGCCGCGCCTGGAATCGCCTTTGGCACGCCTCGCTGCCCGCGTGACCTGCTTGGCCCCGTAGGTGGCCAGCCGCGTTGCGCGGCGCCGGGCGGTGATGACAGCGACCGGAGAAGCCGATGTCGCCGTCTTCAGGGTCATGCGCTCTTTGACGTAAGACGCCTTGAGGTTGACCTGCGTGACGATCTCGCGCCGCGAGCGTGTCATCGTCTTGCGCGCGACGGTGTTGATCGCCATGCGCCGGACGCGCTCCATGGAAAGCCCAGCGGCCGCCAGGCGAGCCGCCAACGCTTCCAGACCGGTGACGTCGACCGAAAACTGCATCAGCGGAGCACCACGCTCACCGTGCTGCCGTCGTTGGCCTCGATGGCATCGACGATGTAGCCCTGGCCGTCGACCGTGAGCGCGTCGCCCACCTTCGGCAGCGGATCGACCGGCAGCGTGGCGAAGCTGCGGTAGCCGGTGACCTGGCCGTATTCGCCGGTGACGGCGACGCCGTGCTCGAGGATCGCGGCCGTGGGCAGCCCACGCAAAAGCGCCTCCCGCCCGAGGCGGGCGAAGAGGCGCGTGTGCATTCTCGCGAATGCGTCGGCCATTTAGGCGACCGTGAGCTTGATCACCGCGCGCGGGCGGGTGCAGATGCTGATCGGGTTCGACTGCGCTTCCAGGTCGATGCCCTTGCCCATCGGCAGCGGCTCCTGCATGGCGTAGTACGGCAGGCCGATGGTGTTGGCGGCCTCGACGTAGTCGGCCGGTCCGTAGTGGGTCACGAACAGGTCGGGCACGCCTTCCGGCACCAGGTAGGCATCGCCGGCGGCGATGAAATCGACGCCGCCGACCGCGCCGCGATACTCTTCCCAGAGCACGCCGGCGAACAGGAAGGCCGCGCGGGCATCCTGGCGCATGACTTCGTTGCTCTGCCAGTTGATGAAGAACTTCTCCACCAGGTCATGCGTGGTCAGCGCGTCGAAGAAGGCCGGCGAACAGAAGGAGCGGGCGCCGGTGTACATGGCGTTGCCCAGCGCGTCTTCCATCAGGCGCTTGGCTTCCAGCACCTTGGTGCGGACCTTGGTCGTGCCGGTGCCGAGCACCAGCGACTTGGTCTGCTGGACCAGGCCGAACTTAGTGAACAGGTCTTCGAGGACGGTCGAACCGTTGGCGTCTAGGATCTGGCCCTTGAGGGCGCCCATGCGCTGGTACTCGATGGTGGCGTCGAGTTGGCGGCGCATCTTGCCCAGGCGCTTGTTGACCACGTTCTGGATCGTCTCCAGCTCGGAGTCGGAGCCGAAGGCGCGCACGCCCTGGACTTCGTCCGCGAGGATGCGGGCGCGCTGCGGCAGGTGGATGGTGTTGAAGTTGACCAGCGTGCGCTTGTCGCCGGCCGTGTTCTTCGCCGGGGCGCCACGCTCGCCGGCGGGCACCAGGGAGAGCGATTCGCCGAGCTTTTCGACGGAGACGGAGGTCGTAACGACGCCCTCCTCCGAGAACAGGCCGAGCGCGCCGAGGCGGCCGGGGACATACGGTTGTTCGTTGATCGCCTTGGTCAGCGACTGCAGGCTGAAGGCGTCATCCTTGAAGATGTCGAGAGAGGCCATTTGCTGTTTTCCTTTCAGGGTGTCGGATCAGCCGCGTTAGCGGAGGATGATGTCGAGCGCGGCCAGGTCGGCCTTGCCGGCGGTCTTGTCGCCGGCGTCGTTGGTGCCGGCCCAGACCAGCAGCGAATCGGCGACCTCGGCATGGCGGGCGATGATGACGCCCTTCTTGTCGCCGCCGGAGGCATCGACGGCGGCGTAGAGGATGCCGGCAGCGGTCTGCGAGCCGTCGGCGTTGTCGTCGTCGTAGGCGGTGTACTTGCCGGAGGCGGTGATCTTGCCGACGACGGTACCGGCGGCCAGGTTCTGGCCGGAGACGATGGTGACTTCCTCGCGGGAGATCGAGCCGTTGGCTTCGGCGATGATGAATTCGCCGGGACGGGTGCTTTCAGTGAGAGCCATGGTGGTTTTCCTTCTGAAGGTTTAAGACGGGTTGCGACGTGCCGCGTAGATCCCGGCGATGCTGCATGCCGACTGCGGCGAATTCGTCGGCTGGGGAATGTGGTGATTGGTGTGCAGCGCGGCATCGAGGGCGGCGCGCGCTTCGATCAGCTGGGCGCGCACGCTGGCCAGCGGCACGCGGGCCTTGATCAGGCGGTCGGCCATGGCCGGCAGCTTGGCGGCGGCGCAAACGGCGACGACTTCCTTGGCCTCGGCGATGGCCGCGGCCGCATCGGACTCGGTGCGGATCGACGGGTCGAGGATAAAGGCGTCGGCCTGGGCGGCGAGGCCGGCCTGCGCCGAGAGGGCGATGATCGAGGACGCCAGGGCGCGCTCGGCGGCCTGGGCAGCAGCGGCTTGCGCGGCGGCCTGCGCCTCGGCTTCGGCGCGGGCCGCGGCTGCGGCGGCATCGTCGTCGGCCGGCGGATCGGTGTCGCCCGGCTCGCCATCCGTGGCGGCAGGGGTCAGCATGGCGCGGATGCCTTCCGGCAGGCGCTCCATGTCGAAGGCGGCGGCGACCTTGAGGGCCGGCTGCAGCTCGTCGGCGAAGCCCTGGGCGACAGCCTCTTCGGCATTCAGCCAGGTTTCGGCATCGAGCAGCGCCTTGATCTCTTCCTCGCTCTTGCCGGTGCGGGCGACGTAGGTGGCGACCAGCGAGGCGCCGATCTTGTCGAGCACGTCGGCCATTTCGCGCAGGTCGTCGGCGTTGCCGTAGGCGAAGTTAAGCGGGTTGTGGATCATCATGAAGCTGTTTTCCGGCATGACGATCTTGTCGCCGGCCATGGCGATCAGCGAGGCGGCCGAGGCGGCGACGCCCATGACGGTCACTTCGATGCTGGCCGGGTGCTGGCGCAGCGCGTTGTAGATGGCGATGGCGTCGAAGACCTGGCCGCCCGGCGAGTTGATCGCCAGATTGACGGTGGCCACGTCGAGCGCCTTGAGTTCGCCGATGAACTGCTTGGCGGTGACGCCGAAGTAGCCGATCTCGTCGTAGATCGAGATGTCGGCGGTCTTGGCATCGGCCTTGGCGGCAATGGAATACCAGCTCTTCACTGGGGGAACTCCTGGAAAGTGGAAAAGTGCAGCGCTATCGTGTTTTTTTATCCGCCGGCGCGCCTGTGGGCGGATTTCAGTCGGCCATCAGCAGCATCTCGAGCACCACGTCGCGCACCTCGGCACCCGCTGCAATGCCCGTGCCGGCGGCCATTTCCGACGCTGCGCCCAGCCGCAGCGCGGCCGTGGATTCCAGCCCCGCAGCGGCGTCGACCGCAACAGCGGCCGGCAGCGCCAGGCGTGCCGAAGCGGAAAGTGCACAGCGCAGGCGCAGCGCCGCATCGGCCCGCGCCGTGTGGCGCAGGCGCGAACGCCTGCCGGGCAGCAGCGCACCGCCCGGGATGAAATCCGGCTTCGGCGGCTGGACGACGCCCGATAGCGGACCCCAGGCATCGCCCCAGGCGCTGCCGAAGCTGGCGCCCCAGGCCGAGGCCATTTATGCCGGGCCCCACGGATTGCCCGGGGTGCCGTCGCCGCCGACGTTCTGGCCCTTGATCTTCTGCAGATCCACCGGGATCGCCGTCGCCTGCAGCGCGGCCACCAGCTCGGCGGCGATCTGGGCCGCGCTCGGCCCGCTGCTGCCGCTGGTGGCGATGCCCTGGGCGCGCTCTGGCACGATCAGGAAGGTATTGACCTGGTACGCGCCGAGGGTGCGGACGATCGGACGGCCGCCGCCTTCGACGGCCAGGTTGCCGGTGATGTCGAGGTCGTGGTCGGCCTCCATCGGACGCACGCGCCAGCCGTTGGTCAGAAAGAAGTAAAGCGGCGAGTACAGCCCGCCGCCGATCGCTTCGCCGCCGGCCTGCCGCAGGGCCAGCGGCCACTGCGGGTTGGCGGGGTGCCAGTCGACCCACGCCGACCAGATCTCCGGTGCGGAGACGACGGCCGACGCGAGGACGATGTGCTTCCGCGCCGTGTCGAAGGAGATGGGCACGAACGGCTCCTGTTAGACGAGGTAGCTCGGGTCGGTTTCGGCGACGGCGCTGATCGAGATGCCCTTGCTCTGCGTGATGGTGCCGTCGGAGACGCCCGGCTTGGCGGAACCAGGGTTGCCCCACACCAGCTTGACGTTGCGGTTGGTGCTGCCGGCATAGCCGCCCTGGGTGTTGTTCGAGTAATCGAAGGTGAACGGGATCGAGGCGCCGGAGATGGTGCCGGTGATGTCGTTGCCGTCCTTGTCCTTGACCACGACCGCCGTGCCTTCGCCGAAGTCGTCGCCGGCCGGCGTGGTGGCGTAGTAGAGGGTGTAGTAGCCGCCGATCAGCGGGGCGTTGAAGCCCATGGTGCCGGCCGAGGCGTAGGGGAACTGCCGCTCGACGCCGTTATCGTCGATGAAGACCACGTCGTTCAGGTCTTCCGGCAGCGGCGTGAAGAAGGCGCGGCTGTAGAGCGTCGGGCCGACGAACCAGCAGATCAGGTCGGCCGTCTTGCCGGTGACCGCGCCGGCGGTGCCGCCGGTGTTGATGTCGGTGGCCTGGCGCAGCAGGTACTGCATCTTCGTGTAGATCTCGAAGCGGGTCGCGCCGGCATGGGTGATGTGCTTCTTGAACGGGTAGCTTCCGCCGCCGATGGTGACGTTGGTGTTGGCGCTGTCGTATTCGATGGTGATGCCGGAATACGGGGCGCCGCCCATCGAACCGTCGCCGGCCTTGATGTTGGTGTCGGCCGCGCAGTTGATGCCGAACGGCAGTTTGAACGGGCCGGTCGCCGTCTCGTTGATATCCGCCAGCGAGACATCGTCGAAGGTGTAGCCCTGGGTGCGGTTGAACGACTTGAAGTAGGCGCGGTTGTCGAAGTTGCCGTTGCTGGCGTCGCCATAGACCTGGACGGCCTCGTTGGGGAGGTCGGTGAAGGTGTAATTGATGGCGGCGCCGGCGGCGCTGCGTTGGAAATAACACCGCGAGCCGGCCGGGACCGCGCCCTGGAGCACGGCGCCGAAATATTCTCGGTTGAGCACGCCGGCTGCGGAATACTCGCGCCAGCCGCCGTTGCGCAGCATCTGCCGGGTGGCGTCGGTACCCGGCTTCCAGCCGCTGTAGTTGCCGCCCGGATCGCGCCCGAACAGGTACTGGCCGGAGCGGTTGTCGATCTTGTTCATCGGGTACGGGTAGGGCTTGTAGGTCGCCGTCGCCCACAAGTCGACGAACTTGCACCACAGCGCGTTCATGTCCACGCCATCCTTGGCGATCAGGCCGTTGGTGGTCAAGCCGTCGGCGCTGGCGACGAAATCGAAGGTACGGGCGCCGGTGTCGAAGGTCAGGTTGGTGCCGACGATGAGGTCGTCGGGATCGATGATCATGGTCATGGCGTTACTCCAGGTAGCTCGGGTCGGGGGCCTGCACGACCGGCACGGCGGCGCCGGCGGTAGTCAGGGCGAGGTTGCGGATGGTGGTGTGCGGCATGTAGCCGGGCTTGTAGATGGCCACGTCGACGCTGTGCGCCGCTTCGTAGGTGTAGGCAAAGGTGGTGCCGGCGTTTTCTTCCTGCGTGGCCAGGACCGTCTCGGTGCCGGCGGCCAGGATGGTCACGTCGGAGCCGGCGACGAGGCCGGTCAGCGTCAGCGTCGCGGTGTCCAGCGGATACGTCTGGTTCTGGTCCGTGCTGCTCGTGACCGTCGGGATGGCGATGTTGGTCAGCAGGTTGCCGGCGTTGGCGGTGGCGCAGGTGGCCCGCACCTTGAGCTTGACGCCGGTGGCCGGGGTGATGGCGCCGGCGCCGTTGAGGTTGGTCGCGTTCAGCGTCAGCCAGGTGCCGTTGTAGCCGGCGCCCTTGTCATACTGGAATTCATAGGTGACGTTGCCGGTGTTGGTGCCGGTCAGCGTCGGGGCGAGGTTGGCAAGGGCGTTGTGGCCCTTGGCGAAGTACGGCATTTCCCAGGTCACCTGGTCGCCGATGGCGGTCAGGGCCACCTGGCCGGCCGAGTTGAAGCGCGGCGTGCCGCCGGTGACGGCGCATTGCGCGGCGCTGGCCGAGGTCGGTTCGTTGCACAGGACCTCGATCTTGCCGACGGTGGCGCTGGTGAAGCTGTCTTTCCAGTGCGTGCCATAGACCGAGGTCTGGCCGGTGGTGGCGCCGGTGAGGCTGACGCCCTTGGCGATGCAGTTGAGCGCGGCGATGACCGAGGTGTCGGCGTAGTCGCCCTTGACCGTCTCGAGGGTGACGTTGTTGTCCGAGTTGACGAACGCCCACGGGCCGGTGCGGCTGTTGCTGGTGTAGAGCTGCTGCAGCCTGATGCCGTCGTTGTTGCCGCCGCCGTTGTAGATGACGCCGCAGGCATTGGCGCTGCCGAGGCTGAGCGGCGAGGCGTAGCTGCCGAAGCGGCGGACCCTTACGTCGTAACAGGCAGTGGAGTTGACGATGCCTGAATACGGATGGACGTTGGTCAGGCCAAGGAAGTCGACGCCATCGACCTTTGGCGAAACGCAGCCAGTCTGGAAGTCGACCGCGTAATGCGGATTGGCGGTGCCGGTGGCGCCGCTGAAATTGTCGGCGTAGTGGTGACTGGTGACGACCGGGCGCTGGCTGCCAACGTGGTACTGGCGGCCGCCGATGTCGGTGCAGCCGGTCCAGGTGCAGTCGATGTTCTGCGTCAGCGTCCACACGCCCGTGGTCGCATTGCCGCGGTTGAGCAGCGTCTGCGACTTCACGTTTTGGAACGTGACGCCCTTGTTGTAGTTGGCCTGATTGACGTAGGCGCCGGAGGCGGCCAGGCTGAAGCGGGCGAACAGCGAGTCCTTGACCGTGCCCCCGCCGAAGCAGGAGAGCATGTTCAGCGCCAGGTTGAGCTGCGCCTGGGTCGGGGCGACGATGACGTTGTCGACGTTGATCGGCGCGGCGATCTCCTGGAGCACCAGTGAATCGCTGACCGCGCTGTTGAGCACGTCGGCCTGGTAGGCCTGGAGGAAGTTGCCGTACCACTGCATGGCGGCGCCGTTGAGCCGGATCTTGCCGGCGGCGCTGGTGACGAACTCCTGGCGCGTGGCCAGCGTGGCGTTGGGCAGCACGCGCGGGCCGGAGCCGCTGCCGGCGGTGCGCGTGCAGGTGGTTAGGATCACCGCCGGGATATAGACCTTGCAGCCCGACGGCGGCAGGTAGCCGACGCCGTTGGTGCCGTCGTTGCCGATCCGCGCGCCGGCCGTGGTGTGCCAGATGATCTTGCCGCGCTCGTCGGTCGGGATGGTGGAAAGCGCGACGATGGAGCCGGCGCTGGCGTAGCGCTCGAGCACGCCGGAGCCCGGCGAGGTCTCGACCCAGAATCCGGGGAAGGTGCCGGCGACGGTGGCGCAGGTCGGGAAGGGGATGACCTGGCCGCGGCTGCCGTTGGTGGTGCCGATCTCGAAGAACTCGCCCTCGCCCAGCTCGACTTCGCCGATGCGCGGGACGGTGATCTGCGCGGTGTCGGCGCCGCGTACCTCGATCCAGCCCTGATAGTCCGCGCCGGTGGCGCTGGCGGCGATGCCGGTGAGCGCGCCGGCCGCGAAATTGCCGCCCGCCTTGTTCTTGACCTTGATGAAGCCGGCGGCTGGCATGGCCGAGCCGGCAGCGGTGGGCTCGGCATTCCACGCGGACCAGACGCCGAGCAGGGTCGCGGAAACGCCGCCCTGGCTGATGGTGGTGCCGATCGCCGGCACGTTGCCGCTGCCGGTGTTGTACGGGATGATCCGCACGTTTTTGGCGGTGGCCTTGAGCCTGCCGCCGATGCCGCTGAACGTGACGGTATCGACGCTGCCGAAGGCGGCCGAGTGGTTCGCGCACTGGTAGCTGTCGGTGTCGATCAGCAGCGTGGTGTTGTTGCTGATGGCGTAGCTGTCGAGCGTGGCGTTCGTGGAGCCGCCGGACAGGCTGTCCCAGTTGGTGGTGGCGCCGCCGTTGACGGTGAAGGCTGTCATTCGGGTGCAGCCTCCGGCTCAGGCTCTGGAGCGTATTCCGGCACGATGACCGGCAGCGGGGTGATGACCAGCACCCCGTCGACCACGGAGAGGTCGGCGCCGGCTTCGATCAGCGCCGCCTCTTCGACGCTCACGTCGAAGACGGAGACGAAATCGGGCGGCGGCTCGGTATCGCTGGTGGCGAAGGCGCCGCAGGTGAGGAGGTAGGTTCGGTGCGGCATCTCAGTTACCGAAGACGATCCGGGCGGCGATGTACCAGGTCGTCGCCCATAATGCGACCCCAAGCAGACTGAGCGGAGTCAGCCGGTGGGGGTTGAGGCGGCGCTTCATCAGAGCCCTCCATTGCGTCGAACATGGCCATGACCCAATCGGCAACCACCCAGGCGGCGAGCATCAGCAGCGCGCCGGCCAGGATCAGCAAGGCGAGCGCGGCGAGGTCGGCGGCGGTCGGCACGAAAATAGGCATCATTTGCCGATCCCGAGCGCGGACCCGATGCCCAGCTTGACGGCCAGCGTGCCGAGCAGCAGGACGGTCAGGATGTGCAGGATTCCCCAGATCGACTTCTTGGCGACGTCGCGCTTGAGGTCCTGCCAGAACTCCTGCTCCGCCTTTGCGGCGGCGATCAGGGCTTCGTGCGCCTTGCGGTGCCCCTCGACGCCATCAGGGAACGCATAAAGCAGTTGGCCCCGGGCTTCGGCCACCTTGGCATCGATCATCGATGAGAGCTCTTCGCGCTCCTTCAAGGAGTGCATTTCCAGCGCTTCGTCGAGATCGTCGATAGTGACGGGCGCAGAGCCGTAGCGTTGTCGTGCGTTCATCGTCGGCCTCCAACCGCTTTGATCGAATCGGCGATCGCGTCGCTCTTCTGCGTCGAGCCCTGCGAGCTGCCGAAGTAGTAGGAAATGACGGATTGGGCGTTTGCCGCTACATAGCCGATCAGCGTGCCGATCACTCCCGAGATCGCCGCGAACATTCCCTCGCCGACAGCGATGCCGCCGCGCAGCATCTGGTAGCCGCCGTACATGACGAGGCCGACCGAGCCGGAGAAAACCAGCAGGATGATGACGCCGAGCCAGAACACCTTTTCGTCGCGGTACTTGCGCGCGTCCTGCACGTCGGCGATGTAGGCCCGCTCGCGCTCGAATGCCAGTTGCGCCAGTTCCTTCTCCTGCGCCAGCACGGCCAGCTTGAACTGCATGGCGAGCTCGGGCTGCTTGTTGAGCACGGCGGCCGCTTCGTCGACGGTCGCGGTGCCGGTGACCTCCCTGGCCACCTGGCCGATGCGCTCGGCGACTTCGGCTTCGTTGGCGCGGCCGAAGTAGCGCAGCGCCTCGGGGACCAGCGTCGAGACGAGGGAGATGATCGGGATCAGCGGAATAGGCATGTCAGACCTCGTTGTCTTCGGCCGCGTAGCGGAGGTTACCGGCAATGCGGTTCGCCCAGCCGGCGCCGTGGTGCGGCCAGTTCTTGAGCTTGGTCATGAACTCCAGGCGCTCGGCCAGGAAACGCATGAGCACGTCCGAGACCGGTTGCGCGGCCAGCGCGGCGCGGCTGCGCGGCCCGAAGAGGCCGTCGTCGGCAGCGCCGATGGCGCGTTGCAGCTTGCGGATGGCTGTCTGGATACCGGAATTGACCGCGAAGTCGAAGGCCTGAAACCGGATCGCCGGGTGGGCGTCCGGCCCGAGCGGCTCCCAGAAGTCGCGCTGGTAGATGGTTTTCGCTTGCTCGCGCGTCAGGCTGGCGATGTCGAGGTGCGGGTAGCTCCGCTTGGAGATGCCGAACTTCGTCTCGCCGCCGGGGTCTCGCGGATCATTGACGTAGCCGCCCTCGTGCCCGATCAGGCGGTCGAAGGCTTGGTCGAAGGCCAGGGTCACAGCTGTACCTCCAGCGTCACTCGTTCCCCGGCCTCGAGCGCAGATTCGACCAGGGAGACAAGCCGGCGCGAAGTAGAGAGGCATGGAAGGACACCATACTGGCCGACCACTCGACCCAGAACCGCATCGCAGCCGCCAACGCCGCCGAGCCATCCAAGGCCGTCGGCGTAAGCCATGGGGATGCTGCCGTGCTGGGTCGCCGTGCGGACGTCGACCTGGAATACTCCGAGAGGTAGATGGGGTTTGCCATTGCCAGCTCCTACGCGTGAAAACATGAGCCCGCCGGTGTAGAGGAGGCCGCCCTCGATATGCAGCTTCATGCGGCGCCCTCCTCTTCCTCGCCGACATCGAGCAGCGAGAAGACGAAGGATTCGACGAGCACGTCGGCGTCCTCGAGGATCATGCGGGTCTTGAAAGACATTTCCGGCGGCGGCTGGTCGTCCTTGTAGCCGGCGCGGCCAACCAGCACGCGGTCGCCGCTGGCGGCGAAGGCCTCGAAGCGCACTGGCCGGCCATCGGCCAGCCCGCGCGCGGCGGGAAAGGGGTGCGCGGCGACCGCGCCGTCGGCCGGCGGGTTGAAGGCCGGCCAGGCCAGCGGGCATTCGGCCAGCCGGTTGCCGTAGGCGTCGAAGACGTCGACCCGGCCGCCGTCGAGCAGCAGGGCCATGGACTGCGCCAGGTGGTTTGCTGCCCAGACTTCAATCCGCATCGCCGGCCCCGATCTCGATTTCGCGGATCTCAACGCTGCCGTCTTCCAGGCGACGACCGACCTTCATGGTCGGCTTTCCGGGCGGCGGCAGTTGCACGGTGAGCTGCGGCGCCGGCTGTTCGCGGGCGGCGAGCTGGGCGATGGCGTTGCCCAGGCTGCGCTGGCCTTCGAGCATGGCGGTGGCAAGCGGGTCGTCTTCCGGCGGCTCGCTGTCGTCTTCCGGGCCGAGGCCGAGGGCGTCGGTGCGCTCGTCGTCGGCGGCGCGTTCTTCGTCGATCTCCTCCGGATCGTCGCCGCGCTCGGTGATGACGCGGCTGCGGCTGGTGAAGCCGGATTCGACGGCGATCTGCTGCGCCTGCACGTCCTGCGTCGGGTGGATGTAGGCCCAGCCCTGCGGCACCCAGGTGACGCGGCGGGCCTCGCGGCCTTCGGCGCCGGTGAGGATGCCGGCGATCACCGCGGCGTCGGCCCAGGCGCCGCGCACCTTGCGGCAAAACTGCGGGATCAGGATGTGCCACTGCCGCTGCTGGCAGTGGCGGCGGAATTCGTTGAGGATGACGCGCAGGGCGCGGTCGGAGACGCCGCGCAGGTCGCCGGTCAGCAATTCGTACGGCAGGCCGGTACCGGCGGCGACGCCCTGGTATTGCTGGCGGGTGAAGTCGCCATAGCCGGCGCCGGCATCGGGCGGCTCGCTGAACTTGACCTCCTCGCCCGGCAGCAGCTCCTGCATGGTGCCCGGTTCGAGGGCAGCCATCGGCGTGCCGTCGTGGTCGGCCTTGACCGGCTGGCCGGTGAGCGGATCGAGCGCGGCATCCTGCCCGGAGGCAGGGCGCGTCAGGAAGCCGGCGAACAGATTGGCGAGCTTTTGCCGCTCGAGCACCGCATCGTCGAAATCGCCGACGCCGCGCAGGCGGGCGAGGATGGGCGCCAGGTCGGAAACACCGCGCAGCTGGCCGGCGCGGGTCGGCTCATAGATGTGCAGCACGGTCTCGGCCGGCACGCGCACCAGGCTGCCGGTGTCGCCGCGCCCGTCGCCGGGGTGGTTGCGGTGCATCCAGTAGGCGACGCGCTGGCCGATGCCGTTGAACTCGATGCCCTGCTTGATTTCGTTGCCGTTGGGCGCGGTGCTGTCGTTGGCCGGCACCATGTCCGCCTCGATCACCTGGATCTGCAGCGGCACCGGCAGGCCATCCTCCGGCCGGCGCGGGCGCAGGCGCACGAACACCTCGCCGGCCTCGATCCAGTTGCGGGCGACGAGGTTCTGCAGGCCGTAGAGATCGAGCACGCTGTCGGCGTCGCAGACTTCGACCCAGTCATCCCACAGATCGCGCAGGGTTTGCTTGAGCGCCGCATCGGTGGTCTTGGGCCGGGCGAGGATGCCGGTGCCGACCAGGTTGGCGGACCAGCGCTGGGGGATGGCGCGGCCGGCCCAGTCGTTGCGGCCGGCGTCGCGGGCGCGGTTGCGCAGCGTGCCGGCGCCGGCATTGGCGCGGTTCGGCCCGACGCCGGAAGGCGCCCAGCCACGCAAGCGGCGGCCCTGACCGGCGGCGTCGTGCGCCGGCATCAGCGCCGAAGCGACCGGGGCGGCCGTTGTTTTTGCCGCAATTCCGGCGTCGACCGCAGCAGCCTTGCTATGTGAACGGCGCGCCATCAGTAGCCCCGCCCGCCGTGACAGAGCCGCGTCTGGCGCGGCCGGGCGGCAACGGTGCCGGATGCGGCCTGCTCGGCATCGAACTGCGCCTGCAGCGCATTGCGCGCGGCGAGCAGCTCGTCGACGCTACGGTATTCGACGACCTTGTCGCCCTTCCTTACCATGCGCTCGCCAGTGGCAAGCGCCTCGGTCAGGGCGTCGATATCGGTTTGGAGGATGGGCATCCCGGGGGCTCAAGTATGGAGTCCTCGGGATGTTCGCGCGCGCGGGTTGCGCGCGCCTGTTGGCGGATTTCAGCGGGCGGCGGCGGCCACTACGGCACTGCAGGACTGTACCTTCTCCCGGTACTCCTTTGAGGCCTTGGTGGCCCCGGAAAAATACGGGCTGGACAGCGTTTCGCCATGCTTCGAGTCGCCCATGAACGCCATGAACCCCTCTATGGTCAGCTCCATGCTCGACACGAGCCGAACCTTCGCCGTCTCCAGGCACGCCGGCAGCATCAAGGCATCTGCTTCGCGCCGAATGGTCTGCAGGTTGGCCACCGGCTGCGGCAGGTTGATGCGCCCGGTGACACTGGCAATCTTGACCGCGTCACGCCAGCGTGTCTCCATGGATTCCAGCGCTTGCAACGATTTTACGAAATCGCTTTTCTGCTTTTCGGCGGCAACGCGCGCATCGAACTCCCGGCGCTCGGCATCTGCCTGGCGCTTGCGCTCGGCCTCTTCCTCAAGGCGCGCCGCCTCCTGGGCGGCAACGACCGCGGTCCGCTCGGCCTCTTTCTTCGATTGGTACTTCAGGTAACCGGCGCCGACCACCAACAGGAGAATCAGCGCAACAACGTGCAGGAAACCGAAACCGCCTTGCTTTTGCATGGTCATGATGACTATTGGATAACGTGGATGGCATTCGCCATTATGCCGGCGCGACGACACCATGCCAAACCACAGCGGTCATCAGAACCACTCGAACCCCATCTGCCGGATCACCTCGTCGTCGCTCTTTACCCGCCGATCCGCGCACAGCACCAGCGGGATCAGGCCGAGCAGTTCGGCGCTGCGGATGTCGTTCTTGACCTGCTGGTAGGTGACGCCGGTCATGGCGGCGATGCAGTGCAGCGAACGGCCCTGCATGCGCAGGGTGGCGGCCTTGCGGATGCGCTGCCAGCGGCCGAAGTCGGCGAGGCTCGGGATAGTCAGCGTTTCGCCGCCGAATTCGGCGACCAGCTGGCGGAAGGCGGAGGCGCCGAGCACGGTTTCGAGCTGGTGCCCGGCGTGCGCCTTCTCCGGCACGTAGAGCGTCTTGCCGCCCCACAGGCCGCAGATGCGCACGGTGTTGGAAAAGCCGACGACGGCGCCGAGGTCTTCGGCGAGGCCGTTGGGTTTGCGCTTGATGAGGGTGTCTTCGGCCATGGTCATCCCAGGTAGGTGGATTTCGAGGTGCGGCGGCGCACCGGGGCGGGTTGTTGCGGGGCGCTGGCCTCGGCCACCGGCACGGCGGGGTCGTCCGGCAGCCGGCGACCGGTGCCTTCGAGGACGCGCGCTTCGGCGGCGGCCCATTCGGCCTGCGTCATCCGGTGCAGGCGCAGCTCGGGGTGGTGGGCGGCGGCGTAGGCATAGACGAAGGTGTCGAGCGGCTCGTTACGCGCCCCGCGCTTCTTGACGTAGCGGTTGGTGCGCGGGTCGAAGGTTTCGGCGAGCAGGCCGGCGAAGAAGGGTTTGTCGAGCTGGTCGCTGAAATGCACCAGGCGCTGTTCGCGCTCGAGGTCGGCATCGGCGCCCAGGCGGCGGAACAGCCAGTGCTTGGCGGCCACGGTGCCGACCTGCCAGGTGTGGATGCCGCGCTTTTCGGTCTTGCCGTCGGCCTTGATCTCTTCCCATTTCGGGCGGCCGAGCACCGGGGCGTTGTTGCTCTTGGCGCCGAAGATGACCATCGGGCGCTGCACCGGGTCGGCGGCTTCCTGGTTGGCGAGGATGTAGGCCTTGACGAAGGGCGTGCGGTGGCCGCGGCCGTCGATGGCGGCGGCGGACACGCGCAGGCTGGCGCCGCTGGCGTGCTGGATGCGCCGGTTGAGCAGCGCGGTGAGCGCGGCCCACACTTCCGGCCGGGCCGGGTCGCCGGTGAGGACGACGTAGTCGAGCGTCCACGAGGCCAGCCCGCGGCCCCAGCCGACGATATGCACTTCCAGCCGGTCGTCCTGGGTGTCGATGCCGGCGGTGACGTAGCACACCGGCAGCGGGGCCACGCGCAGGTCGTAGGGCTCGGCGCGCTCGGCCAGCAGGTTGTGCTTGAGGGCGCGCATGGCCGGGTCTTCCCACGGTTCGGCCAGGCGGTCATTGATGAAGGTCTTGAGCTTGGCCGGGTCGCCCTGGGCGTCGACGAACATCTGCGCCAGTTCCGGCCAGCGCGGGCCGAGGCCGATCGGGTAGTAGAGGCAGTTGGTGCGGTAGCCGCGGATCACGGCGCCTGGGTTGTCCGGGATCCAGCGGCCGGCGGCGAGCATGGCCGGCTTGTGGTGCTCCTCGATCTCGCAGCCGCATTCCGGACAGACCAGCCAGGCGCGCTCGACGCGGCCGGTGGCGGGCCCGAGCGACCAGTGCAGGTCCGGCCATTCGTAGGCATGGCGCTCGCCGCAGTGCGGGCACGGCAGGTAGCGGCGGCGGCGGTCGCTGGCCTCGTACTTGTCGGTGGTGCGGCACAGGCCCTTGATGCCGGGCGTGCTGACGTACATGCGCTTGGAGACGGTTGGGAAGGCGCTGGTGCGGCCTTCAAGGAGCGCGACGGGATCGTCGCCGGCGGGCAGGCTGGCCGCGAATTCGGTGAATTCATCGACGAGAAGGATCTTGACCGAGGTGGATTTCAGCCGCTTGGGGTTGCCCGCGTGCTCGATGTAGAGCTGGCCGCCCGCGAAATCCTTGAACTCGCGCGTGTTGCGCGCATCGCGGCTGACGGTGCTGGACAGCGCCTCGCGCACCAGCGGCGTGTCTTCGACCAGCGGGTCCAGCTTCTGGACGATGAACTTCTTCATCGACACTTCGCCCGGCAGGCAGACCATGATCGGGCCGGGGTTTTCGGTCATGGTGTAGCCGATGACCGCCGATTCGATGGTGGATTTTCCGAACTGGATGGGGAAGCAGCACACCACCTCGGCGACCGCGCTGCGCGCGCTCATGCAGTCCATCGGCTCCTGCAGCGCCGGGTTGCGGTCAAGCCGGAAACGACCGGGCGCGACGGTGGCCTTACTCGACAGCCGCATGTGCGCCTCCGCCCAGGCGCTGACGGTGGTCGGCGGGCGCGGCCGAAGTGCGCGCGCGGCGGCCTGGTAGAGGAAGGCGGTGTCGGTGATTTCGGTCATTTTTGGGCGTTGACCGCAGCAGCGTTGAACAGGCGCCGGACGGCATAGCTGCGCACCAGGCTGATAAGGGTGAACCACGCGCCAATAGCCAGGTTGTCGGCCAGCGGCAGGTGCACGCCAAACATGGGCAGGATGACGATCTGCGACGCCACCGCGACGCCGTAGCCGATGGCGACGTTGGCCACGGCTTCGACGGCTGAATGGGCGCGCGACTGGCTCATGCCACCGCCTCTGGAAACGGCGCGCCGGTAGCTTCGAGCTTGGCGCGCTTGCCGGTGAATTGCTGCCAGCGGCGGACGGCGACGTCGACGTAGTTCGGCGACAGCTCCATGGCGTAGCAGTGACGGCCGGTTTGCTCGGCGGCGATGATCTGCGAGCCGCTCCCGCTGAACGGCTCGTAAATTACCTCGCCGGCCTTGGTGTGGTTTTCAATCGGCGGTTTCCAAAGATCGACCGGCTTTGCTGTCGGATGCTCTTTGCTGGTCTCGCGCCCAACTGCCCACATCGTTGTCTGGTTGCGCGGGCCATAAAACGGCGGCCTGTTACCGCGCCGCCACCCGTAAAAGCACAGCTCGTGTTGCCAGTGATAGTCGCCGCGCCCGAATACCATGGACGGCTTTTGCCAGATGATTTGCCGGTGAATCAAAATGTCAGCAGCAGCAGCAGCAGCAAAGAACGTGCCCTGCGTAATCATCGGGTGCCACAGGTAGTAGGCGGCGTTTTCATTCAATGAAGGTAGGCCGGCGCGGATCGTGGCTTCGAGAAACGCCTGCAGCTTTTCACCATCGAGTTCGTCGTTTTCAATATCGGCGTGGCTTGCCGCCTGACCTTTTGACTTGGCGTTCTCGACGTATGCGATCCCATACGGCGGATCGGTCTGCATCAGGCTTGCGCGCTTGCCGTTCATCAGCATCGCCACGCTTCCAGCATCGGTGCTGTCCCCGCACATGATCCGGTGCTTGCCGAGCAGCCACACGTCGCCCGGCTTTGTCACCGCGTCAGCCAGCACCGGCGGCGTTTCGTCGGCGTCGGTGTTGCCTTCCGGCGTGGCGTCCAGCTCGGCGAGCAGCTCGTCGATTTCGTCGCCCATGAATCCGGTCAGCGCCAGGTCGAAGCCGGCGGCGGTGAGGTCGGCGAATTCCAGGGCGAGCATTTTTTCGTCCCACCCGGCGTTCAGCGCCAGCTTGTTGTCGGCGATGACGTAGGCGCGCTTCTGCGCTTCGTTGAGGTGCGCCAGTCGGATGCACGGCACCTTGTCAATGCCCAGCTTGCGCGCGGCCATGACGCGGCCGTGGCCGGCGATGATGCCGCCCTCGCCGTCGATCAGCACGGGGTTGGTAAAGCCGAACTCGCGGATCGAGGCGGCCACCTGCGCCACCTGCTCGTCGCCGTGCGTGCGGCTGTTGCGGGCGTAGGGAATCAGGCGGTCGATGGCGATGCTTTCAATTTTGATGGGCGTGCTCTCCTGGGATGCGGTGCATGGCAACGGCGGCTTCTTCGAGGGTGGCGTTGATCTGGTCCTCGAGCAGGACGCGAATTTCGTGCGAGTCGGTCAATGCGGCAAGCTGATCGCCCCAGATGGCAGGCAGGGCGACCAGCTGCATGCGCAGCGTGGCCATGGCGTCGGTCATGGCGAATGCAGCGGCGTCGCGCTTGATGAGTTCGCCGACCGAGCGCTCGTAGTCGAGCTTGGCCTGCATGGCGAAGTATTTTTCCTTGACGGCGCGGGCGGTGGCGTAGCTGTTGCCGATGGCAGATGTATCGGCTGCCGGCCTATGGCCGTCGACCGCAGCCGCCCGCCCGGCGGCGTGGCGTTCGGCGACGTGGTCCTTGGCAGGATCGGCGGTGGCGGCGATGCGGGCTTCGGATTCTTCGACGCGGACATGGCCGTCGTCGGTCATCACCAGCCGGCCGGCGTGCTTGAGCCGGGTGATGTGGGCGCGATCGACGCCGAGGTGGCGGGCGAACTGGGCCTGGGTGAGCGTGGTCATGCCGGCCTCCGGGCAAGGCGGGCGAGTGCGCCGCGCATGACGATCCAGTGCAGACAGTTTTCGGTGCGCTCGAACTTCATGACCGGCGGCGTGTGCTCCGGGTAGAAGGCGAGGTCGGGGAAAACAAGCTGGGTGTGGCGGCGGGCGCCGGACCAGCGCTCGCGCTTGATTGAGCGGCGGCCACGCAGCCAGAACAGGGCGAACGACGGGCGCGGGTGGCGCAGCGGGCGCCAGGGGATCGGGCGGCGCCTCATGCTCGGCTCCCGTTACGCCGGGCGGCGGCTTGTTCGCGCTCGAAGTCGACAGCACAGTCCCGGTCGCAGAAGTGGGCGCCGGGCGGGACGCTGGCGTCGCAGTAGTGGCAGCGGCCGGTGTCGGCGAGACAGGGCCGGTTGCGGGCAGCGGCGAGTGCCCGTTCGCGGTCTTGCGCTTCGCGTTCCTGGGCGCGGTCGAGGTCATCCATGGCGGCGTCCTTTCGGGTGGGTGGCGGCCTGGCCGGTGCGGACATGGCCGATGTCGATCAGGGTGGCGAGGCTGACGGCCTTGTCGGGGTCGTAGGGGATGGGCGTGCCGACTTCATGGCCGGCCTCCCGGGCGTGGAAGGTGGGCTGGCCATCCAGGCCGGCGCGGATGGCGGCATCGACGGCCTGGGCGCCGAAGGCATCGCGCAGCTCGTCGATCCAGCCGGCGACGGCTGGCATGGCCTGGCGCAGGGGCTTTTTCTCGTTCTCCATTCCGGTTTTTTCATGGGTGTGTGTAGGTGAGGAAAGGTGCGCGCGCGACCCGACGGCCCGACGCGTGTCCCGACGCGTGACCCGACGGGCGAAACCCGCGCCAATAGGCGCACCCGACGGCCCGACGCGTGTTTTCGTGACGCGCACGGGAGAGAATCGCGCACGCGTTTTGAAAATATCGGTAGTCGTGTCGCGTGTACACGCGGGGGAGTTGTCGGGTGTCGGGCCGTCGGGTTTCATTGTTTTCAATGACTTAGGGTGTCGGGTTGCCCGTCGGGTCCCGACGGGTTGCGCTGCTTTTTTGGGCAAAATGGTCATTTGAGCCCCGCTTTCGAGCGCGCTTCTTCGACGTAGAAGTAGCATTCGGTGAGCCAGCGGGTCTTGCTGACGCCCTCTCGGCGCTGCACGGCCTGGTCGCCGTGGCGGGCGATCAGCGTTTCCGGTGGAATGACACAGCGCCAGGTGACAGTGCTTGACGAGTGCAGGTCGGTGTAGCGGTCCGGCCGTCCTATGTCCCATCCCGGCTTGCTGGCGGTAGCCCAGAAGTGTTTTGCCGGGCGCGGGTAGGGCTCGCCGTTGCGCTTGCACCAGGCAAGGTACTCGGCATAGACGACGGCGGTGCCGGCCGGGGCGAAGGGCAGGCCATCGACGTTGCCGTCGCGCCATTCCTTGATGAATAGCTCGTCGCTGCCGGCGGAGAGCGTGATTAGGTCTTCCTTGGCCCGGGTCATCGGCGGCTCGGTCCACGGCTTGAAGCCGGCCAGGTCGATGCCGAGCAGGTGGTCGTGCAGGGCCTCGATGCCGCCCTGGTTGATCTCCTCGGTGACCTCCTGGTAGAAGACCTCGTTCATCGCGGCCGGCGTCCACACGACGCAGTGGCGACGATCGTCGCCGTCGAGCACCTGCGCCTGGCGTTCGTTGGAGAGGAACACGATGTTCATGTGGTTCCGCTCGCGGTGCGCGGCGACGTTCTTGGGGTTGATGCGCACCCACTCGCCGGTGATGAAGTTCTTGAGCTGGTTCTTCAAGTGGTACATCTCGGCGCGGGCGACGATTTCGTCGGCAACGACGAAGAGCTTTCGCTCCGACCAGTCCGCATTGAACTTGTCTTCGATGGCGGCCTGGTTGATGACGATGCCGTACTCGCCGTAGATCTTGGCGTAGGCTTCGAAGAACCGGCTTTTGCCGGTGCCCTGGGGGCCATGCACGATCAGCGCGGTCTGCATCTTGGCGCCGGGGTGCTGGATCGGGTAGGCCAGCCAGCGGAGGATCCACTCATAGACCTCGTCGGCGTTGTCCTGCTCGGAGCAGATGAAGCGCAGGAGGTCGAGCAGCGCGTCGCAGGTGCCGCGCCTGGGCCGGGTCGGCCAGCCGCGCCAGCGGTTGCAGAGGATGTTCGGGTCCTCATGGCCTGGATCGAAGCCAATCTGGTCGATATAGACGGCGCCCTTCTCCTGCCAGCGCCAGTGGCGCTTGATGTCGTCGGCGCGAACGCCGGCAGGCAGGAGGTTGATCATCTTCTTGCGCCGGACGACTTCGTTGGTCCACGTGTCGAAGACGAATTCGCCCGTGTTGTCGTCGATGTCCATGAAGCGATCGACGATGTCATCGAGCGACATGATCGACACGGCCGCATTGCGCTCCCCTCCCCCCTCCGATGCCGCGTTTTCGCGCGCGGTTTTTTCAGGCGAGGCAGCCGGCACAGGGGCAATTTTCAGGTCGGCGATGGCTTTTTCGAGCTGGGCGCGGACGGCTTGGTCGCCCTCCTCGGTCGCGAGGTCGTTGAAGTCGGTCGGGCCCTTGCGGTCGACGGGCCGCTGTGCCGAAAATTCAGGCTTGATCCAGGCGCAATCGTTGGCCAGTGCGGCCTCTGCCGCCCGCTGCACGCCGGCGTTGATCTTCTTGTGCGGCTTGCCGCAGGCGTTGCAGGTGCCGTCTCCGACCGGCGTCCAGGCCTTGCACTCTGCGCACTTCTGGAGCCAGTCGTCATCGGCGCAGATCAACGGCCGCGTGCGGCGGTAGTGCTTCTTGAGCGTTTTAACGACCGGGCCGAGGTTGTTGGCGGCGACGGCCATGGCCACCGACAGTCCGGTCGCCTGGTGCAAGGTCAGCGCGGTGGCAAAACCTTCTGTGACGAGTACCGCGCCGGCCGGCGACGAGCCGACCAGGAAATAGCGGCCGGCATACGACATGCCGCGCGGCCAGTTTTCCTTGTCGCGCTCGGTACGGCGGATGCGCTCGCCGTGCAGCTGGCGCGAGAGGATGAACTGCAGGCCATAGATGCGGCCCGATGAATCGATGAACGGCACCACAAGGGCGCCGGCGAATCCGGCCAGGTACTTGTAGTCCTCGTCCTCGGACCCGATCAGCTTGACTCCGTCGTTGCCTGGGAAGATGCGCGCCCCGCCGGCAGATTTCAGGCCCTTGCGGACCAGGTAATCGTGCTCATGGACGTCCTCGACCGCGCGACTGGCGCGCCAGACCGCCGTCGCCCACTGCGACGCGCGCTCGATCTCCGCTTCGCGCTCGGCCTGGGCGGCTTTCTTGTCCGCCTCCTGGCGGGCCCGGATCGCGGCCTTCTGCTCGTCGCTCAGCTCTGACTTGCGGATCCGCTTCGAGCCGCAGGACGGGCACTGCTTCTCCCGCAGCGGCACCTCGTCGCCGCATTTGTCGCAGCGCCGCGACAGGTCGATCTTGCGCGTGCCCGGGTCATCGCCGTGGAAGACTCCATAGGAGCCGGTCAGGTACAGCTCGTTGTCGATCAGGTGCTCGTACAGCCGGTACCAGCCCCGTTTTTCCTTGTCCTCGCCGACCACCAAGCAGCGCACCGACTTCGATCCGCGCGCGATCTCCAGCGGTAGCTCAATCTCGAGCC